CTTAGCGGTGCTGTCAATGTCATATAACTGGTTGGAAACTGCTTGGTTGGGTCAAACAGGTCTGCACCAGTAGCAATATAGGTTTGTGTACATTTCAATATGCCTTTGACTTGCACTAACTCATTGGCACTGAGACTGACAAACAGATTGTAAATTTGTTGTTGCACACTGCGTGGCAAGTTTGCACCAATTGCTGCCACTTCATTTAGGTCGAGTCCTAAACTGCCCAGTGTAACATTGCCAGATATATTGGTAATGGTGCTTGCATCAGCACCAAGTACAACAGCAATACGCGGATTTACTGTTACTGTTGCAAGTTTTGCATACATTGGACCAAGTGTGCCGTTGTCCAGCATGTTGCTTAATAGTTGTCCTGGCGATCCAAGGTTTGCAATATCCGTCCAACTGATAACATCACCCAGTGCAGTTAAATCTGCACCCAGTGGCTGACTTGCCAAACTAACACCAGTCACTGAACCTGATATCACACTGTCCATTCCCGGAAATGTACCGCCTGTGAACAATTCACTGCTATTGTTGGCTGCGTTGATAAACTGATTGCTGGTTTCAACAAATGCTATTGCGCTGCCAAAGGTTGTGCCTAACTTTTTAGCATCGCCTTCGATTTCTGTCGAAGTAACAGAACCACCTAGCACACTGGCACTTTCAGTGCGACCAAATGTTAACACACTGTCGATTGTACCAGACGTTGACATTACATTGTACGCATTACCAGAATACAAATCAAATGGTGCTGAGAATACACTATCGCCTAATCCACTGGTCATTGAATTAAATTCGTTTATGTACGGAGTGGCATTTGCAATATTGGCTATTTTATCAGTGACAGTATACAGCACACTTTGTATTGCTTGTATTTCCAGTGTTGAGTCATTCATGACTTTCAGTGTTGGTGCACCAGTTTCACCATTTACACTGTCAGTGATATCAAGTGGTGCTCCGCTGTTGGATGCAATAGGCTTACCGCCCAATGTAGCATCACTGCCATTGGCCAACATGCTAGCGCCAGCAGTTAATATCATTGATGTAAGTGTGCCTGTTGCCATAGTTTATCCTGGAATGATCACGTCACGGCTACCAGTAGCTCGTGCATGTCCACAAGTGTCTGTGCTACCAATGTAGTTGATTTCGACGCCTTCAGCTAGTACACTTCGTGCACCGCGTACTGTTTTAGCACTGCAATGTTTACTACAACCAGGTGCGCCACAACAAGGATGCGGTGTAACACTGGTGCCTTTTATGCATGCAGCTCGGCCATTGATCAATACACTGGCAGCACCTCTACCTGATGCTGAACCACCTGCACTGTTTGTATCACCTATTCGTACCGCTCCCGGCATTGTTAACCCTTTAGTAGTGTCTTTGGTTGTGTTACAATACCTGTGGTTGCTTGGATATAGCTTGCAATAATATCTTTGTGTGCTTCCACATGCATCATAATACTACCTGTATTTATGGTGACATTTTTGTCGGGATCTGCACTCATAAGACTTGGGAGCATTTGCAAGCCTTGCTGTGTTGGAACCAATGACATCGGGTTGGTAATATCAACACTGAATGCATCGGCTTTGACAATTTTGGCAATAACTTCTGTACTGTCAGACAGTTTAAGTGTGTAAATTTTGTGTTTTTCTAAGGTCATGCAAGTAATTACCTACAGCAACGTGTGGTTAAAAAGAAATGTTGCCGTAGCCAGTGCCGTTAAAACCTGTGTCGTCAATATACTGCTCAAGTTCATTAAACCCACCAATTACTTTACCACTGATAACAATCTGAGGCACAGTTCTTGCATTAGGTGCAACTTCTAACAGTTGCTCTCGGGTAACATCTACACCAACTTTTTTTGTTTCAAATGCTATATTCAACTTGGTTAATAGATGCTTGGCTTTTTCACAATAAGGACAATGGTCCTTGGTGTATACTATAACTTTTGTCATTAGATACCTCTTTTTCTAAAACTTTCTGCTAGTGTATTTCCCCAGATTGTACTTGCTTCGCTTGACCAGTGCCATTCGTCGCCATCAAGCGGCGCTATATTGTTAGCGTTAAACCATTCTCGCATACAACCATCTAAGTCGTATGGTTTGAAAAACGATTCGTCCCAATCTAATTGTTGCTTTCCGGTCTTGCCTACAAAGTTATCATAGGTACTCCAAAATTGATGAGGTATTCCCATGTCATTCATACGCAGATGTACATTATGAATCATTTCGTGCCAAAAATCGCGCATGTCCTGAATTGCACTGTCAGTCATCCCGTTTCGCCAATCAGTATAACGTTGTTCCAGATCAGATGGAACTGGAAAATGCGGGCCAATGCAAACTGATATTTCTTGGTCGTCCCATTCCCATTCTTCTCGTTCCCACTGTGTCCAGCCAACAAAAAACACAGGATAAGAATATTGATCAATGTTATCTAATGCTTGATTAACATGTTGAAGCACCCAATGGTTGCTTGCGCCTCCTTTCCCCCAGCACACAGCACGATCTCCGTGACCAATAGCTCTTGAAAATGCATGAGCACAGTTGCCCATATCGCCGGTTACACCTGGCAATACATTGCTATCACCAATAGCAAGTACGGTCATAGACTAAATCCTTTAAATGTATCGCTGTCCACGTCTTGCTTGGTTCCGCCAACAACATATGATGAAATTTCTGTTTCTTGCGGAGCAACTTGTACATCGCCGCCAGCGATCCATTTTTGTGTCCACGGTAGTGGGTTTGATCCACCTTTGTAACTGCTAGGTAGACCAACTGCTGTCATACGCTTGTGTGCAATCCACTCTACATACTCTTTGAGCAGTTGTGCATTTAGTCCAATCATTGAACCATCTTTGAACAAATAGTCTGCCCATTGTTTTTCTTGTTCAACTGCATCTTCAAACATTTTAATCAGTTCGGGTTCGCACTCTTTTGCAATCTTGACAAAGTCTTTGTCATCACTTGGCAACAGTTTCATAAGTTGCTGTGTGCTTGCTAGGTGTACGTTTTCGTCACGGGCAATAAACTTGATGATCTTGGCATTGCCTTCCATCTTTTTAAGTTCAGCAAATGCCCAACTGCAAGCAAACGATACATAAAAGCGGATACCTTCAAGCACGTTAACACTTGCCAAACACATCCACAGTTTCTTCTTTAGTTCATACAAATCAATTTCAACAGTCTTGCCATTTACCTTGTGCTTGCCTTCGCCTAGTAGATTGTACCATGAACTATATTCAATAAGGTCATCATAGTATGCAGTAATATCATCACCGCATTCATTGATTTCTTTGATGTCCATCATGGTGTCAAAGATCTTGCTTGGATCGCTGTATACATTGCGAATGATGTGTGTATAACTTCTTGAGTGAATTGTTTCTGAGAAAGTCCAAGTGATAATCCAGTTTTCCAACTCAGGCAAACTCACAATAGGACCAAAGCTCTCCACCGGTGCACGACCCTGCACACTATCCAACAAGATCTGTCTCTTAAGGTTGCTCGTAAAGATATGCTGTTCGTTTGGTGTGAGATCTTTGAAGTCTTTGGCATCGCGAAGCACGTCAACCTCTTCCGGTCTCCAGAAGAATCCCAACTGTTTGTCAGTTAGTTTGTCAAACTGTCTATATTTCAGCGTATCATAACGCTGTAGTCCTACTCCGCCTTTGGGATCAAGAAATGCCAAACTGGTTGTGTGGTCACGTTTTGTTGAATTTAGTACACTCATTTTGCTACCCTTATATTGTGCAACTATCGCAGGCTTCTTCTTCGTAAGGAAGCTCGATCAGTACGCTTTCTGTTGCGTTCATTTTGTCAATGTCTATTTCACCGGATCCATCAAAGGTGTTGAAATAGTACAACTGCTTGTGTCCATATTTATAGCACAACAATAGATGTTGTAACATGGTACTCATTGGAATCTTTTCATCTTCGTAGTGTTGCGGGTTGTACGAAGTGTTTACACTGATACCTTGATCAATATACTTTTGCAAGATTGCAG